TTACCAAGTAACATTTGCCCCGAAGCTATAACGGACCAAGTACCAAATCCAAGCAATGTGCCAGGATTAGTAGACACAGAAGCGTTCATGTAAATAGAACCCACAGGATACGCAGCCTGTAGTGCCGTCGTCACAAAAGCCGTTGTTGCTATTTTTGTAGAATTATCTCCTGTTGAAGGTGTGGTAGCGGTGCCTGTACCAGCAATTGCAAAGTTGCCTATCGTCCCAGTATTCCCCGCATAAAAATTAGTGCCGTCCGTATATACAGTAGTTGTAACTTGCGAGGGAATAGTTACAGTATTTCCAGACGAACCTGTTACTTGCATAGTCGCCGTATATGAAGTGTTGTTATAAATAATATACAGTTTTTGAGAACCACTTGGAGTTGTGATTGTAAAGTTTGCCCCAACACCGCCATTTGTAAATATTAATGCAGCTGCAATTGCTTGATTATTAGCTAACGTAGATGTTGCTCCGTTAAGGTAAGTCAGTGCTTGCGGAGTGGTTGTAACAGAAACTGTTTGAACGCCAGCAATTGCTTGTTCAAAAATATATTGAAAATTGTTATTAGTGGTTGCGCCCCAAGTACCGGCTTGGTCGCCTGTTCCCATTAACTGAATACGAAGATCTGATGAGTAGGTACTTGACATGTTGTATCCTTATTGCGAATTGTTTATTTTGGTCCAACTGGTGGTTTGAGTATCATCAATCTGTGACCATCCAGGAGTTGTCGTATCGTTTATAGCCGCCCAACTTGTAGTTTGAGTGTTGTTAATCTTTGTCCAAGAACCAGACTGAGTATCATTTATCGCTGCCCATGCCGGAATTTGCCTATCGTCAATTTTAATCCAATAGACTTCATTAGGCAAATCTAACACATTTAGCTTTTCCGTGATGGCTTCTAAAAACACTGACTGCTGCGTACTTGAGTCTGCCGAATTTAGATTTTCAGAAATTGAAAGCGTAAATACAAGTATTGCAGTTTCTGTATCTGCAGATGCTATATTTTCAGTAATGTTTAGATTAAATACGTTTACGATTACTTCAACATCGTTAATAGTACTATTTTCAACAACTGCACATAAAAATGCCGCAGACACTGTTTCATTTTCAGCAATGGTTATTGCTTCAGCTATAGTTTCTTTAAATTGCACTGTAACTATTTGGGAGTCAGCCGCGCCAAAATTTTCGGTATCTTCTGCAGTAAAAGCAAACTGCTGTGTACTAGTATCAGCTATTGTTGTGCTCTCAGTATCAGTTTCTAACGCAGCAAAATAAGCAGTGTCTATTTCTGTTATGGTACTGTTTTCTGTGTTGACTACTGCAAACTGTGCAGTTACAGTTTCCGCATCGTCTACTGTTAGATTTTCAACATCTGTAAAATAAAATTGATATGTTTGCATGCTTACGTCCGCGATGCCGCTATTTTCAGAAACGCTTTCGTAAAAAATACTGCCTTCCGCATTAGCATCAGCCATAACGACTGCTTCAGTATCTGAAACTAAAAAAGCCGCAGTTAAAGTTAATACATCAGCTGGAGAAAAGTTTTCGGTAATGCTAAGCGCGTAAAATGCCCCTGCACTTGGAAGTGCAGCAAAAGATGCTTGAGCAAGCGCGTCGCATCCAAACATTATTTAAACCTCGGACCAGATAACCACATGGTTGCGGTATAACGAACACCTTTAGTTACAGGCGTTACTTGATGTTCAAGAAAAGACGGAAATGCAATAATAGTTCCTTTTGTCATAACAGGCGTAAACTCTTGATACATGCGCAACTGTAATGAACCGCCTTCAAAATCCGCTGGGTCAGACATCATACATACTACAGTTACTTTACGATCTGTAGGAGCGCCTGATAAAGGAAAAGTGTCAATGTGCCAGTTGTACTTTTGACCTATACCGTATTCCGCATGTTGCACAGACTCGTGTCTGTTAATGTCAAAATTCCAATCACACTCTTTGTTAGCAAGCATTCCGTAATCTCGCATTTTTAAGCCAAACCAATGGCTATTATCAGCAAAGCGTACGGTAGTATTTCTAAAGGTGTGATCAAACTGCTCTCCGTCTCTGCCCATAGAAGCATCTTTAGGAGGTATCAACATGTACTCAGCCGAAGCTTTATCACAATCCTCAATAGGCGCTTGACCAAGATACCAGATTGGTAGGTGACTCATATTTATATTTAACCCGGTGAAACAGGCCAATTAACGGTTGAAGGAAATCCAGATTGTTGCGGCACATCTCTAAGCGCTTGTCTGTATACTGCCCATTTATTTTTTATAGCGCTGGGCACATCTACGCCTTGTGACCAATCCGTAGTGGCGAGAATTCTGTTTCTTTGATCTCTTATTATTGCTGCAACTTCTGCTTCATCAGAGACATAAGGACCAATAACCCCATACTTACCTGCTTTTAAATCCGCGTAAATTTGCTGCCCATGTGGCTCAGGGTCCCACTCATTTGCGCCAAAATTATGTATCTCTCCGGGAAATTCTGCGAATTGTATTTGGCAATTTATATGCGTACCTTCAGCATTTCCATATACCGGATTAGTTAATGAAACTACTGTAAACACTTAATTTTCTCCTTATTAAGAAACACGGCAACCCAATCCTTGGTAGTTACCACCACCTGTCCAACCGCCTGACCCCATCCATCTCCAAGTCCCAGATAAGTTGTTTTGTGTTGGTTGCCCAATGGTAGCAGATTGAAAAGTGTTAGAACCCGTACCTGCAGAATATGTATTACCACTAGACACAGAAGATGAAGTTGTCATGTTAATCCACGCATAACTTCCAACAGCGTTAAAAGTCGATGATGGTGTTCCTGCAGGACCTGTCGGTCCCGTTGGACCAGGAGAACCTGTTGGACCTGTCGGTCCCGTTGGACCAGGAGAACCTGTTGGACCCGCAGGACCGGTTGGACCTGGCGCGCCTGCTGGACCCGTGGGTCCTGTAGGACCTGATACGCCCACAGCCCAAGTACCGTCTCCACGCAAAAATGTTGTGCTTGATGGTGTACCTGTGACGGGGTTAGCCGCCATATTGGTCACAGTACTTATTAAAGTACCGCTCGCAGGCACTGTAACGTTAGAGTTAGCAGTTCTAGTCCATGTTTGAGTGTAAGAACCAGAGTATGTTACGTTAGCCGGTACTGTTATGGTACCTGCATTATTAACACCTGTACCTCCGTTTGCAGCAGGTAAAGTTCCCGTAACACCAGTAGATAACGGTAGACCTGTAGCATTAGTAAGGACCGCCGCAGAAGGTGTTCCAAGGGCAGGCGTTACAAGTGTTGGGCTGCTAGATAAAACAACATTACCAGTACCGGTAGAAGTTGTTACACCTGTTCCACCTGCTGCTACTGGTAAAGTACCTGCGGTTAACGCAGAAGATGATGTTGAATAAAGCGCATAATTAGCTGCACCAAAAGAATTAAGCCCGGTACCACCATACGCAGAAGTTACGGGATTACCTTGCCAAGTAGCGCCAGTAATATTGCCGCTATAGTTCAAAGCCGAAGTTCCCCATTGTACATTCGATGCTGCAAAAACACGAATACCCCACGAACCTGCATTTGTACCATTTGCTGTACATAAAAACTGAGCAGCTCCGCCAGGAGTTATAGTTTCGAGCAAAGTTCCAGCATTATCATATACAGTTACGTTTGCGCTTGACGCATTTGAGATTGTGTAAAACGTACCTTTTAATAATGTAGTAGCCTGGGGCAAATTAATTCTTTGCGCTACTGAACCGACAACTGCTTGAACTTGCGTGGAAGACGCTATTAAAGAAACTGGAGTTGATGAAGATGTAATCGCAGTAAAACCAACAACTGCATTATTAACCGCTATGTTACCAATACCTGGGTCGCCAAGACCCCCTAAAGATATACCGCCATCATTAAAGATGGTCATCGAGTCAGTAGTACTGCTGTTAGTTAAAAAGTGTAGGTTGTACGCGCCATACGTACCAATAGCTAAATCAGTAGATGAAGAAGCTAAATATGCTGCTCCTGCAATATTAAACGCACCGGCGCCATTGCTAAATGTACTGGAGTTAATACCAAGTTCAGCGTAGCCAGTAGTTGCTGTAGCTGTATCATTAGATACGTTAAAGTTAGTAGATGCGTTTGTCGCATTACTTTTGTTTTGCAGAATAACCTGGTTGTACCCCGCAACAGTAGACGCAAATGAAGCAATAATACCAGTATCGCTATAGCCAAGCGTTGAACCGATTGTGGCAGTGCCATTCTGATCGTAATTGATTGATTTTTCAGATGGGTATGTACAAAATACCGTAAGCGTATCTGAGGTACTAAAACTGATCAGCGCCGTGGTATTAAGACTATTAGAAAGTACGGTTGTACGAGACAGTGTGTTCGGCGTGCCGGATGTAACTGTGCCTATTCCAACTTCCCAATCGTATGTAATGGGGTCGTATATTGCGTAGTAAGTAACATTTCCATTACCAACACCATTGATAAAGGACTTAAACCCATTAACTGCACCCGCAAGGTTAACTGAACCGGTACCTGTAGATACCGTCCCAGTTTCTTGTATCCGATCCGCCAGCACTAAAGTAGCCATCTACGGCTCCTTAAGAAGTAGCTGTAGTGCTGTATGTAACGCTAACTGTATCGCCTGCTGTTGTTGTCTTAGCAACAGAAAACAAACCTTCTGAGTACAACGTACCGCTTGTATTGTTTTGCGTGCTGGAAGCACCGGAACCAGTAACTAAGAAACAACCGTACACAGTCCCACCAGAACCTGTTATCGTATATGTAATGGCAGTTGCCGTACTCGACGTAACATTGGAGGGTGTTGAACCTGTGCTGGTAGAAGATGCAAAAACCGCTGTTCCTCTAATTGCTGAACCGCCAACCGTATAGTTAGTAAATTCAGTCCAAGTGTGAGAAGACATTGTGTCAGACGCTGATGCCGTAAAGGTGTTACTGATCAAACCAAGATAAGGTCCAGTTACAGAATAACTAGAACCTTTAAGCAACGTATCAAGCATCAATTGCTTACCTACAGCTACCACAAGATTAGGAAACTCTTCTTCCCATTTAACGTTGCCTGCCGCATCACGACAAACAACATGGTACCAACCTTCAATACCCATTCCTTCGGGAATATTTGCTTTAGCTTGTAAAGATATTTCAGCGTGATCGCCAAAACCTGCTATTTCATTAGTCATCTCGACTCCTTAAGATATACGAATAATAGCCGCTGTGTTGGTTGCGGCGGGAAACTGAACGGTAAAAGTATTTGTGGAAGTCTTGGACGCGCCAAAATCTAAAACACAAACTGCTGGATTTGTTGTGCCATTATTCAAATAAATAAGAGCACCTCTTGCGCTAATTGACCCCGTCCAGACAGCATTGGCAAAAGATACATACGCTGTGTCCCCGCTTGAACCTACTGTTGGAACCTGGTTAATGACAAGAAGTTGACCGCCTGCGGTATAACCTGTACCTGATGTCTCACCCGCATTGGTATAAGACTGGGTTGTTTGATTAAGCGTGGCAGAATTGGTATAAAGCGCAATGTAGAAGTTGCCGGACGTGAAGTTGTACACCCCGTTCATCATTCCGGTTTTAAATACATCGCAAGACCAGTTGCCAGTAAATGCCATTTTATGTCACCTTCTGACGATACTGACCAGAACGATATGCGTCTTGGCGTTCCAGTCCGTCGCCCAAACGTTTTGCTTCCATAAGCGCTTCTTTGTACTTGCCGTCAATTCCCGCAATGATGTCTGGCTCAGACTTCATGAATGTGTAAGCCTCGACCAAGCAACCGTACAAAAGTACAGAGTCATAGTTGTCACCAAGCCATGTAGTACCAGTTGCATTAGAAACAGTGGTTACCGTACAAGTAAAGTTTGTGCCACTCGCACCAATACTTGTGGGCGCAGTAAGTACATCCCCAACAGAATACAATGCGCCGCCACTTGTAGGAGTAATTGCCGTGACAACGCCGCCTGAAGACACTGTGATCGTAGCAATACAAGAATTACCATTACCGCCATTAAGTGTGACGTCATAGTATGTACCCGCCATGTAGCCAGAGCCACCTGTGGCAATAGTCAATGCTGTGACTGAACCTTGGATAATTGTGGGTGGATAGTAATAATAGTGCAGCTCGACTGCATACGCTTGGTCTGGTGTGGGACCCAATAAAAAGCTCAGTTCGGCAACGTTGCCATACTGTGGACCAAAAAGCGCGTAATACTGTGGCTGCTGATAGTATGCAGAATTTGTACTAGGAAACGCTTCGCGTATAAAGTTAACATCCTTATTAATAAGGTATGTGTACTGATTAGCATTAGCGCCAGTAGTTGGATAAACCGCTACAGAGTAAACAGACAAAAAGTCATTGGGACAAGATAAGTAGGGATTGTTTGCCGTAGTTGTTCCGGTTACGTTAGCGCGAAGACTCGGGAACTGGATCGTATTGTATATACGTTGCTCAGCCTGCTCGATGAAACGATTAATCTGCGTAGTGCTAGATTCTGTTGTTCCATCAGCAAGGTATACAGTCGGAAATTGATTTTCCGTGTATGACTGAATTGCGGTTACCAGTTCCGTATAGGTCACGCCATTGGTCCTCTAGCTATTCTGCCTTTAGTGGCTGCACCNNNNCCNCGNNTCTTAATGCCTGTATTTTTAGGACCATTTGTAATGTTGCCTAAACTTACGCGTCTTGCGGGCATACCGCCAGGAGTAGATTCGTCCGCACGCATTGTATTCGGGTCAGTAGCATAATGAACAGCCTCTTGTCCATTAATAACATTACCCTTCATGTCGTGTGCTTGCGCATATAAAGAAGCAGAGCCCACTTCTTTGCCGCC